AAACATCTGGGTCGCTCGTATCTAACGGCCGTTCCAATATGTACTCACGAACTAGCCGTTTCAACGTTTCTGTTGGGATGTCTAGTTCTTTCGCCTTGACAGCTACGTTACTTTTGCCGCGATAGATAAGGTCCAAGGCTTCTTCTATCAATAAACCTCTCCGGCTAATAACATCTCTTTGTATGTATTGTTGCGTTCAGTCCAGCGGGCTTCGCATCCCCTCATCTCTAGTTCGCTAAGCATTCTTAGCTGAACATTCCCGTTTGGTTTCGCAATCACCACCGCTCCAGCAGTAACACGGATTCCAGCTCTTTCTCGTAATGCTAGGCTGTAGGCACCAAGTTGGTCTTGATGGTCCTTCAGCCACGCTTCTGGTTTATCAGCTTCCCGACTGGTGGTCTTAAAATCACAAATCGTCAGACCTAACGGTGTATCGATCAAAGCATCAGCCGTTCCAGCAAATCCTTCTTCACTGCTTACACTGAATTCACTGGCATGAACAGCTGTTACGCTTCCGCTCACCAGCCAGTCGGATAAACCTCTGGCGTACTCACGGGCTGGCCATGCAACTTTCGGCGCTCCTTCGCTCGACTTCTTAAGTGCCCAGGCGGTGATGGCTTTTGGAGGACGTGCCAAACCATCATCCCAAACCTTCCACGCTCCTTTCTTGTTGGCACTTTGACGGGCCAACTTTGCAGCCGTCTTGAGAACATACTCACAGTGCTCATGAGCAATGGTGCCGCGATCACAGGCAAGGTCACGCTCCAAACCACTGCCTGCTCTCTTGGACCAACGCTCCAGGGCATCTTTCTGTGATTGAGGGGCTGTGTGTTTCAGGATATGAGTGACAGAGTGATAAATCAGCCCTTCTTGATCTCTGTAAACCCTAAATGGACCTGAATTGTCCTGTTCAAGTTGCCAGCGCCGTAACGAAGCAAGAATGTTCTGTGGATCAGCTTCGGTTGTCACTAGACGCTCTTTCCCCAAATTAATCTACTCTATAAACGGCTGATGGCAAGGCTTGTTCGGAAAATGACGGAAAAATGGATAACTGACTAAATCGTTGCGATCAGGCAGGCGAGGGTAACAGTCCAAAAGGTGCTCTAGGCCTTTCTTTGTCAACTGAAACCACAAGCCTGGAAGGTGATCATGAACTTTTTCTAAATAACCCGCCTTAAGAAGTGCATTTAAAGTCGTAGTAAAAACTTTTACGGTCATGTCTAAATCTTCCAATATATAAATACCACAGTCTCCTCCGTACATACGAAACTTGAAAAGAATGGCGTCTGCTTCTGTTGTTAGGTTGGATTTAGTAGCCATAAATTTTTAGTAAAAAAGGGGCGCAAGGCCCCCAGAGCTAGGTGTTGCCGTTCCAAGGGCCGAGATGTTGGCCCTTCTCCCAAGAAACATTTGTATGTCCCTTGTAGTTATCAAAAACCAATCTACGATCTCCGTTCATACCGCAGCCTTCACAATAAAAAGCTAAGACAGCACGTTGATCATGGCTTTCAGCCTTTGTTAGATGCAGATAATTAAAACCGCATTTAGGGCAAAGGATGTGACCATTCTCGTCAGCATTAAAATCGTACATTCCCTCAGCCTTCGCTGAACGGATCGCCGCCAACCACGATCCGATTTAAATCAAAACCAGACTTCTGAGTTTGCAACCAGGCTTTTGCCATTGCTCCCTCGTCATGCTCGTCCTCGTCCCGAGGAACGATCAGCAGCTCGTACCGAACCATGTCTGCCTTGATCTTCGATAGCTCGAAATCCCAGTCCAACAAATTCTTGCTGTACTTTTTGTTCAAACCATACTTAGCAAATTGACGTCCCAATGAAACATGGGAAACTTCAAGAACTTGAACGTGATTTACGTCCCAATTGTAAACTGGCCAAGTAAGGCATTCGACAGGCTTGCGTAGTGCAGTCTTGTCGTAGTTTTTGCACTGGGAATAATCACTGCCCAGCTCAAGATGGATTTCTTCAGCTGAAGGTTGATTCAAGAAACGAAAAGGTTTCATCTTCTCGTTTACATCAACACCCCAGACAAGCCAGTAGCAGAGCGGGTC